TACTGCATCTGTCATTTGGTCTAGTACCTCAAACCTTGCTTTGATTCTATCCATTGCTTGTTGGGTAGTCTCTTTCTTCTTAGGTTTCGTCTTTACTGGCATCAGTGCTTGGTATTCTTCTTTACTTGAAGGTTCAACACATAGAGGAGAATCAACTAAAATTCTTACTCTCTTAGATGTTGGTCCCATTAAAGCAGATCCATCAACTGTTACAAACGCACCTTTCTTACCAAAGGTTAGTGCTTTTACTAGAGGGAAAATCGCATCTTTGATAGGTGCATTGCGATAGGTACCTTTTTTTATTTTAATAAAGTTTTTCATATTATGAAGCCTCCCAGCTCTTTATTTAACTTACTATACTAGTATAACAGAAAAAAAGTATTTGTCAACCTAATTATTAAATTAATTACTTCTTTTTTTCCTAACTAGTCCATATATTATAGCACTTTTCTCAATCTTGTCAACCCCTTATTGTACATATTTTGTAAATTAATATTATTTTTTTCTATTTCATCATAGTTTTTAATATAATAATCTTCTATATAGTCTTTCCCTTTACTTACTATACTTATAATTACATCTATCTTATCCTCATAATTAAGTTGATCATAATTAGTTCCTAATAAATCATCAAAAGTATAGAAGCCTAATTCTTTTAGATATTGTAAATGTCCAGGAGGAGTTAAAGGAATTGGTATTTGGCCTGCTAGGTACGGTTTAATTGATTTTTCTGTACACACTTGTTTGTCAATCTCTGATTCTGTATAAATGTGAGCATAAGTATTATTAAATGCAGTATGATTAACAGAAAATACATTAAAATTTAGATTCTTATCATCTAAAGGCGTAATTACAGAATCAAATTCATATTTAATAGGCAATGTATTTATATAATCCTCATATTGATCTAAATGCTTTAATACTTTATTTGCTTTAGAAAGGTAATCTGCACTTTCTAAACTTTGAGAAAATAAGATATCATCTAATAAATTATTTTTCCACAGTTCCAATCCTAAGTGTATTCTAAAATATTTTGGATAATGATTGAGACAACTAAAAGTATAATCTCTTTTTCCTGTTTTTTCTATAGGTTGATATTCAAATTCATTATAATATACTAATCCTACTTCAACTACATTATTAGAATGTCTTTTAGTATCGTATCCTATAGTTTGTATTATAAAAAATATATTACTTTTACTTTTTAAATAATCTATAAAATCACTGTATTGATCGGTATCTTCCATATTAGGCCAAGTATCTGTGTTGCCTAATACAAAACTGTTTATACCTTGATTAATAAAATATTCTATTCGTTCTTTAATAGTAGAAAATAATAAACTTGATACTCCTAGATTTATAGCAGTATCTAAATTACAATTACAGGATAAGAGCATTTTTTCAGCGACATGATCTAGTACTGATGCTTCTATGTATTCTTGTGAGATATTTTTGTTACTTAACATTAAATTCTTCTAATTATAATAACACCATACTGATCCATTACAACTTCCTCACACCCTATACTATCTATTACTTCTTTTGCTAAGTCAATCATTCTCTGACTGTTTCCGCAAATTATAGTGAGTGGTAATTGATCTTGATTGAGGAGTATGAAATTTTCTACTTTAAGATCTACGTCGTGATGTCGTATACCATGAAGATCTAATTTCATTATTCCCAGAGTGGTCCTAATGCCCAGGCTATAAGTACCTTCCTTGTACCTTTAGTAATAGGTAGTACTTCATGTAGTAAAAAACTTGGAAAGATTACAGCATCATTTTTTTCTAATGGAATTAGTTCTCCCATTATTGCAAACTGTCCTCCTTCATAATCGTTAGAGTTTGATAGTTGAATCGTCATACTAAGTTTTCTAACATCAGTATCATCGTAATACACATCTTGATGTTCTGTAAAACAACCCATATCCTCCCCTCTATATTCTAGTAAATTACAATCTAACATTCCAGATTTAAAAATTATCTTACTAGGGGTTTTTTTAAAAATATATTCTAACTCTTTTAATATTTCAGTAGGAAAATTCTCTGTCATTTCCCAACATCTTCTATCTTTACTTAAAGCGGTTGCTACTTGATTAGGTATTATCTTATCATAAAGTTCTTGATGTGTGTTTGCAACTACACTAGATTTCTTCCATTTTGTATCTAGATTTGTAATAAAGTTTAGTGTTTGTTCAGAAAGAGCATTCTTAACTATAAAAGGTCTCATTATTCAATAACTATATCTTCCATTCCTGCTGTTCGCAGTCTGGTAATATGGCCTATTTGCCATTGCTTTGTATCTAAACCTTTCATTATACCTAAATACTTATTTCTTAATAAACTAAATTGGTTAGTGAGGTGTGTTAGATCTATTACTGATTGTTCACCATCAACGAACTTATCAGCATCTCTACTGGATAATGTTCTGTTATATGACTCTAAGTATTTTCTAAACACAATAGAACGTTCTCTACGAAGTTCTATATTTAAATGTTCGAGAATTGCTTCAATCTCTTGTAGTTGATTGAAGCGAAACTCTGTTAGGCCGGGAAGGGAAGAACTGGCTTTTTCCAGACTCCCCTTAATTTTGACTTCCCATCTTGCTTCGTTCAGTTCTTTTTCGTAATACTCGATCGCCGGAACTATATTACCTAAGTCTTGAACAATGTTATTATAATGGGTAGCCATTAATTAATCCCAATCCTCGTCTTCTTCATCTTCCAACCCAATGTCAAAGTGGCTGATTAATGCGGCTTTCATTACAGAATCAAATTCGTTTGCATGATCTTCTGCTTCTGTGATATCTACATTATCTTCAAAACATCTAACCAGCTCTTCTGCAACGTGAAGCCTTTCTTTTGCAGGGATATACGATTTAATCGAGTCCCATGCGTCTAATAGTAGTGCTACTTCAGGACTCATCTGTGTAATCCTCCACATTTGGTTCAAGCATTTCAGGATCTATATCTTCTGGAGTATCTTCAACTACTACCATAGGATTCATATCCCACTCATCTAAAATTACTTGTAGTTTATCATTAGTCCAACCTTTCCTGAACTCTTTGATTTCTTCACCAGTAACTGGAGAAACATAAGAAAGTTTGTTACCTACTTTTGCAAGTATCTCTTTTGCTTCTAACATTTCTACCATACCACTATAAGGGTCCATTCCTGTTTCATATGGAATCTTAATCTGCACACCTTCAAAAGGTTTGCTGTATCTAGACTTCATAACTTTACAAGCGGCTCTTATACCTTGTACTGTAGAGACTTTGTTACCTGCCTCATCTTCTTTTAGTTTAAGTTTTTTAATTGCTACTACAATGCTACTTGCATATATAAAACCTTGTCCGCCTGATATTTTATCATCAGGGTCAAACATGTCTTGCGATGCATAAGTATGGTTTGTTGCTACGATACCAATTGGATAAGGTGCAATCTGGTTTACGGTGTTTCTAACTAAAGACGCTAATGCCTTTGGCTTTCTACCCATATCACCTTTCATATCACCTTTCTCAAATTGTGCTACGTCAGTTGGTGTTAATAACATTCCTAAACTATCTATAACAAACAACAACTTGGGCATGTCATCATACTCCATGTCGCCATAGTTTACTTTGTAGTCTTTCATAAATTCAGATATTGCTTTAGCAACATCATCAATCATACTTACACTAACTTTTAATAGTTTTTCTGGACTTGTATCAACGTCTAATGCTTGTAGCCATTGTTCGTCTAATGCATTTTCAGAGTCAAATAATACTACTTGACATCCTTTATCTTGTGCATTTTTTACAATGTTGCCGGAGCATATAAATGATTTACCAGAACCTGATTCACCTGCAAACACACTTACTTTACCTAGTGGGATACCTCCATTGAAGTCTCCGCTAATAAGATAATCAAGTGTTTTGTTACCAGTGCTGACCCAATCCCTTGGATCATGAAAGCCAGCACTAATACCACTGATGCTTTTGGTTAAACCTGTTCTGAACTTTGTTAAGTCAAATGGTTTCTGCATGATATCTCCTTAACTAGATTGTCTGTTTCTGATCATGTTAAGAATGTCATCTGCTGACTTCTTACCTGCATCGCCTTCTGCTGGAGCACTTGCTACTGGTTCAGCCGCTGGTGCTGTTTGTACCACTGGAGCAGTTGTTTCTGCTACTACTGGTGCTGGTGCTGTTACAGGTGCCACACTCTCTGTTGGAGTTGCTTGTACCGTTTGAGCTGGTGCAACCGTTGATTGTGTGCTTGTTCCACCAACATCAAGTCCATAGGGTTTATAAAATTGTCCCCATTTTGCAGGATCATATAATTCACCGTCAACACTCGCCGCAAACATTTCTGAAATTGCTTGTACGCCTTCAGCAGTTGGTTTCGCTGGGAGGAAGTCATTTAAATTATATAAACCATGTGTATCAACTGCCGCTAAGTTTTCTTCAGTTAATGCACTTTCTTTTCTTACCCACTTACTAGTGGAGTAATCTGCATATTGACCTTTTGATGTTTTAAACAAACGGAAGTCTGTACCATTAACATAATCTGTTGGTAAGTTTTCCATATCAGGGTCCATTAATGCACCTTTGATAATGTTAAAAATTTGTGGACCAATTACAAAACGTCTAATTGGATTCTCTGGAGCCGTTTCATTTAAAGGATTCTCATTTACAAATCCTTGGAAAATGTAACTTCTTTTTTTCCAGTATTTTCTGCCCATATCTTCTAATGAAGGATCTTTAAACCAAGGACGTACCTCAGTTAAGACTGGACATGTATCGTTCCACATTTCCATACAAGGAACTTGTACAGTAACTGGTCTTGCGTCTCCGCCAACCACTCCTGGAAATGTTAGTCTGATCATTTGTCGTTCTACCCAAAAGAACGTGTTGTTTGGATCACTGTCAGGCAAAAACCTCATCACTGCTGATGTGCCTTCGTCTATGTTCCAAAATGGGTATATTGCGTTATCGCCTTGAGCCTTTTGATTACTACCTGGTTTTGATTCCATTGCCTGTAGTTTAGCTCTGATTTCTTGTAAAGATGCCATGTTTTTTCTCCTGTTATGCCATGTTTCGTCGTATCTTCTGTATTTAGGATACAACTGTTTTTTTATTATAATGCCTTGATGCAAAAAAGTCAAGTACTTTTTGCAACTATTGGAAAATTAAATTACTTTATTCTTCCAACGTTTTTATTTATCTTTATAACGTATTATAATATGATAAACTGGTCTAAAAATGCTTCATATGACTCTGTTGCAGTCATTGGAGTATTTTGAGATTGTACATTGTGCTGACCAGCACTTAGTAGACTACTTTTAATTGCACCATACTCGAATTGGTTTAGTTGTCCACCAGCATTAAGTTTACTACTAATGCTATGTAAATAGTTTCCAAGTTTTTCGTCTGTTGCACTATATCCTAATTTACTAACTTGATGTCCAAGTTTAGCATGAGGAGTGTCAAATTCCATTAACTCGTCTTCTTTTAATTGTTCTTTTATATTCTCAAATGTTTCTTTTGCTATTGCATTCGTTATATAACTTTCAAAAGCATGTCTTTTACTTGCCATAACTTTTAAATTATCTAATACGTTAGCAACTTTATCATCAAAATGTGTTTCTGTAAATTTACTTTCTAAATCTAAGTCGTCTTGTAGTAATTCTACATTATTGTAATTTGTAACTGTTTCTACTGCGTTTGCATATGACTTAACACCACTTAATCTTTTTAAGTTTGTTTTAATATCATTAATATTTTCCATTGCTAATGTTACAAATTCTTCGTTTGTTTCGTTAACCAACTTAGCCTTTCTTACATAATTAACAAACTCTCTGAGTTTGCCATAGTCTCTTGACATTTCTGTAATTGCTTCGCCTATAGTATCAAAAGTTTCTCCGCCATTATGCAAATGTCTTGCCATTGCTCTTGCGGCTGACAGATTGTTTTCTGCCATCTTAAATTTCTCTTCTCCACGTTGTATTAATATACTGTGAATGTTTCTGCTTCTAGCACCACGTATTTCTTCGTTTACATCTTTGTTATGTCTTACGATAATTTTAACATTGTCTGCTAGTGGTTGGTAACTGGATTTTCTGCTACCAGTCATTTTACCCAAACTTGCTTCTATTAGCATATCCAATGTTACATCAGATAAATTTATAGATTCAAACCCTGATCCTATTTCTCCAGGTCCCATTCCAGGTTGCATTGTGTCGTCTTGAGGTCTATCTAGTACATCTGTACTTTTTACATCGCTTAAATCTACTCTATTTCCTAATGCGTCTGGTATTCCTAATTCTTTAGCACGGATAATTGCGGCATGTATAGCCGCCTTGACCGTTGCTTTAGTTCCTAATTGCTCTACTGTTTTATCCCATGCTATGTCAAATAATTTTGCCCCAGCCTGACCGTATTGTTTTACTATCTCGTCTCTACCAGGTTTTACATTCATATACTCGTGTCTACCAGGTCTAGGTCTCATCTTGCTGTAATCAGCCTCTTCAACATCATTTTCGTATGCTTTAGTACCACCAAAATATCCATCATCCTTGCCTTCACCATCACATGTCTTACACCTAGTACCGTCATCAGCAGTACCATTAACACAA